AGTCCACAGGTTACATTAATTTATATATGCTGGGATGATGAAGATCAATTAAAATCGAGAAAAGATTTTTATTTTTAAAAGTATATAATTAAAAAAATGAAAATTACAAAGTAGATACTAAAAATAGATGTGAATAAAATATTGAAAAACATTTAATAAATAAAAGAAAAATATCCACAATGTTGGTACTAAAACGAACTTAACAGAATTATCTCATTTTGTTAAGTATAGGATAGGGGTTGTTGGATAGGAAGGAGTCAAATGAGTGAAAAAGAATTAAGTCAATATTATTGGTTAAAACAAGAAATAAAAAGATTAGAAGACAGTATAGTTGAATTTGGATCTGGAGTGGGAGCCATTAAATATAACGATTCTATTAAATCTACTAAAAAAGTGGATTCTATCCAGGAAAAAAAAGTAGAACTTATAGATCAACTAATTGAGTTCAGATTAAGTGCCTTAGAAAAGTATTTAGAAATTGAGAGATATATTGAGACAGTCGATGATAGCGAAATTAGACACATTATGAGACTTAGATTTCTTGACTTAAAGGATTGGTCAACCATAGGTGAAGAAATCAATTGTGATAGGACTACAGCAGCTAGAAAACTAAGAAAATATATTAAGTTTCAAAAAGTTGCCCACAAATCCCATTGATTCTGTGATATTGTATATTGTAGAAAATAATCAAGAGAGAAAAACTCTCTTTTTTGTTTTCTAAATATCTTATATGGCACTTATCTTAACAGATAGTGGAAGGCAGTGATAAACTGCCTAGAGTTGATATATTTTATATCTATTCTAGGGTGTTTATCACTAAAAAATAATTTGAGGTGCATTCATATGAAAAATATAACGAGTGAAATGCTAAAGATTTATGTACCTTATTCTAATTTGGATTGGATGAACTATAAGTTAGTAAAAAAAGATGTAACTTTTCATCATATCCAAAAAAGATGTGATAATGGTGCAAGAACTATTGAGAATGGTTGTTTACTCATGCCTAATGCACATAATTATTTACATTTGATTGAATTTAAAGATATTGAGACATATACTGCTTTAAATAAAATATTTAAATATATTAATCAGCAGAGATATGAGCCTACAACCGAGCAAAGAGAACTAATTGAATATCTATTAGTTCAATTTGAAACTGAACACAGATGGGATAAAGGTAGCAAAGGTAAGCTACTTTTAAAACATAAATATTTAGAAAGATGGTAAGAACGAGAATATCGTTCTTTTTCTTTTGGAAAGGAGATGTGTTTATGAATTTAAGATGGTGGAAAGCAGCAGGAATAAGAGCAATTAAGACAGTTGCTCAAACTGCAGTTGCAATGATTGGAACTAGTGCTGTTATGGGTGATGTTGATTGGATCATGGTAGGCAGTGCCAGTTTATTAGCAGGAATACTAAGTTTATTAACTAGTGTTGCTGGTTTACCAGAATTAGAAAATGAAAAATAGAAATGGAGTGATTTAAATGGCAACAGAAAAAGTTGTAGAAAAAGTTGAAGAAGAAGTTGTTGAAGTAGTCGGAGATGATGAAGCAGTAATTAAAGAAGAAGGTGCTGAAAATGAAGGCTAATGATTTAGTAAATAAATTAAAAGATATAGCAATTAATTATAAGACATTATATGTTTATGCTTGTTTTGGATCACCATTAAACAATGCAAATAAACAAAGATATACTAACAATTGTGATTATAATAGACAACCAAGTAGAAGAAACAAAATCAATGCAGCAAGTTCTGATACATTTGGTTTTGACTGTGTAAATCTTATTAAAGGTGTTTTATGGGGATGGAATGGAAATCTTAATAAAACATATGGTGGAGCAGTATATGCTTCTAATGGAGTTCCTGATACAAACGCAAATGGTATGTTCTGGGATTGTTGCTATAATCAATCAAGTGATTTTAGTAATATAGTACCAGGAGAATTTGTATGGTTAGATGGCCATATTGGTGTATATATTGGTGATGGTCTTGCAGTAGAATGTACTCCTGCATTTCAGGATAAAGTTCAAATTACTGCAGTAGGTAATATTGGAGCAAAAAGTGGATATGCTACAAGAACATGGACTTCACATGGTAAATGTAAATTTATAGATTATTCTGGATCAGGTGGAGGTGGAGGTAGCACTGGACCTGATCAGATACTTCATAAAGGATCCAAAGTTATGATTAATGGAGTATTTAAGATAAATGAGATTAAATTACCTGGTGGAAAATACAAGAATGGAGCAGTAGGCTGCTACGATTTATGTTATGGCTCTCCTGTAGGAGAAAACGATTGGATTCCATGTGGACCATTAGGAGAATGTCAATCAGATAAAGAAAGAGCAAATTATGATAGTGATAATATAAATGTAGGAGAATATTTTATCTGCGATAAGATATTTACAGTTATAGATGTAGAAGATCCTACCAATGATACTCCAAATGGAGTAGCAATATTAGAAGCTGATGGAGTACAATTCAGAATGGATTGTGGACCATTAGTAGAAATAGCAGATTAGAAGGAGAAGAATATGATAAAAAGTGTTAAGATAAGTGGAAAAGAGTATGTAATGCAATCCAGTGCATATACTCAATTCGCATATAAAAATGAAACTGGAAGAAAGTTGTTAGATGATTTAAAAGAAATCACAAAACTAAAAAATGCAAAAACAGATGTGTTGTTATCAAAATATGATGATGTTGTAGAAATATTATTAAGAATTGCTTATACAATGATTCAAGAAAATGATAAAAACCAGGTATCTTCATTTGAAGATTTCTTAAAATCCATAACTAATTTATTTGAAGATACAGACTGGATTAGTGATGTTGTTGATCTTGCACAAGCACCCATATCAGGGGGAAATAAAAGAACTTCCCCACAAAGCAAATAATGAAAAACCAATAGATGAATTTGAAGTTGTCGCTTTAGCAAAAAGATTAGGAATTACGATAGAAGAGATGAAAGATATGACTTTTGTCTCTTTATTAAATGTTTTAATTAGCAGTGTCGATAATAATGAATCTGATACTAGGGAAGCAACTCAAGAAGATATTGACAAATATTTCTGATAGGAGTGTTAGTATGCAAAACATATTTTATTTTAAAAAAATTAGTAGAATAGGTGGAACAGAACAATTTCTTTATGAAATAGCTAAAAAATATGAAGATTGGGATATTACAGTTTTCTATGATGAAGCAAACATTGATCAATTAGCAAGATTAAGAAAATATGTAAGATGTAAAAAGCATATTCCAGGAGAAGTGGTGGAATGTGAAAAAGCCTTTTATAATTTTAATATTGATATGATGGATGATGTTATTTCAAAGAAAAATACATTTGTTTCTCATGCTAATTATGAAGAAATAGGTTATAGGCCACCGATTACCGATAGAAGATTAGATGATTTTATTGGAGTATCTAATTTTGCTGCATCTAAATTAGATGAATATGGTAAGAAACTAGGAATGGATATTAAAACAAAAAAGTGTTATAATCCATTGACAATTGAGCCAAAAGAAAAAGTACTAATATTAGTTAGTGCTGGAAGATTGGATGATGAGGTTAAAGGTGGAAAAAGGACACTACAATTAATTGATTCATTAGATAAGTATTGTGAAAAAACAGGTAGACATTATCTGTTTTTAATATTTTCTAATCCAGTTAATTTCGCAATTAAATCAAAAAATGTTACACTAATGACTCCTAGAGTCGATGTAAGACCATACATATCAATGGCTGATTATGTTATTCAATTATCTAATGATATGGAAACATACTGTTATACAATTAATGAAGCATGGTCATATGGAGTACCATGTGTAACTACTCCATTAACCATATGTAAGGAATTACCTATTAATGATAATATGAGATTAGAATGTGATTGGGATATGAATAACGTAGATGAAATAGTAAAGGAGATGTTTGAGAGGAAAGCATCTCCTTTTAAATACGTTCCACCAGAAGATGATTGGAGCAAGATATTAGCTCCAGGGAAAAGCACTTGGAAGGAGGAAAAGAATATGAAAGTTAAAGTTAGATGTATAAGAGATTACTTTGATTTAGAGTTAGATACTATTATTAGAGCTAATCCAGAAGATCCTAATTATGAGAGAGTCATAACTAGAGAACGTGCAGATAAGTTATTAGAACTTAACTTAATAGAAGAGCTTGGAGTTGTTAAAGAAGAGAAGAAAGAACAAGCAACAAAGCCTACAAAAAAAGTAGAAAAAGCAGTTAAATAATGAGCTATGGTGTAAGAAAAAGCTTTTACAATTCCAAAGCATGGAAGCAAGTAAAGAATAATATATGGATTAAACAACATCTATTATGCAATAGATGTCATAAGCCAGTGTATGTAAATGGATTAAGTGATTATCTACCTAAAGAAAAAAGAAGAACTGGGATAGTTCATCATAAAATATACTTAGATAATGAGAACGTTTATGATGATGCTATTGCTTTAAATGAAAATAATTTAGAAGGAATTTGCAAAGAATGTCATGAACTTGAACATCATCAAGATCAAGTTACTAGAAGTGAATATACTTTCGATGAGCAAGGTAATTTAATTTTAAGATAAGGGGGGCTATATAAGATAGCACAGTGCCATATGAGAAACCGAGGCCAGAGCCTTCAAAAATTGCTCATAATCGTGCATATCCCCCCATCTTTGCTGAAAGGAGGATAAAATGGATAAAATCAAGCCAGTTAATTTTAAAAAATTAAAAACTACTTTCAATAAAATGGATGACGATAAGGGAATGCTAGGATTATCTTTAGTCAAAGAATTAGAGTTTATGAAAACAACAATTAATAAACTTCAAAAAGAGATTAAAAGTAAAGGTGTAGTCACTCTAATGGATCAAGGTAAATACTTTGTTGAAAGAGCTAATCCAGCTTTAGTGCAGTATAATTCTTTGGTTAAAAATTATCAATCCACAGTCAAACAAGTAAATGACTTATTACCAGATTCTGGATCAGGTAATATTGATGACTTTGACAATGATGATCTATGACATATATAGAAGAATATTACAAGTGGATTGAGAAAAACCC